TTTGTTTTTGTGCGGGGGGAGCCGGTGGAGGTTCCCCGGCGGTTAGCGGAAACGCTGGGCCCTGACTTCAACATCAAGACCAGAAAGGGGGGTGAAGTCTGATGCCATCGGTTCACGATTCGTATGTGGGGTTTGCGGAGGAAACAACCTACGGCACCCCGGTTGCTCCGTCCCGGTTCGTGGAAATGATTTCGGAGGGGATCGCGGGCACGTATGAGCGGATCGACTCCGAGGCGTTCCGGGCCGGTCAAAGGGTGCTGCACCAGGATCGTTTCGCCCCGAACCCTAAAGGGGCGACCGGGGAACTGAAAATTGAAGGTCAGGATTCGGGGCTCGGTGTGCTCCTGGTGCACGCGTTCGGGGCGGTGTCAACGGGTGCCCCGGATGGGGATTTCACGCCGCACACGGTCACTGTGGGGGATCTCGCGGGTAAGAGTTTGACTGTTCAGGTGGGTCGGGTTGATAACACGGGCGCACTCCACCCTTTCACGTATGAGGGCGGAAAGATCCTGTCATGGGAATTCAGCAACGCTGTTGATGGTGTCCTCGGTTTGACGTTTGAGTTTGATTTCGCCCGAGAGCACATCGGGGCCGGTGCGGGCCCGTACGCCCCGTCAACCCCCACCTACTCCACCACCGGTCAACTGTTCACTTTTGTTGGCGGCACCGTCGAGATTGGCGGGGTCCCGTTCGCGGTTTCGGAAATCACGCTAACGGGTGACAACAAGCTCGCTAACGAGCGGTGGTCGACGATCGGGAAGCGTGAGCCGCTGGAAGAGGGGATGCGGGAGTACGGGTTTGAACTGAAGGGCGAATTCGAGGGTTTAGGGCACGCTCAGCGGGTCGCGGCGGCTGTCGCCTCAGGGACGCTAGCCGCCGTTGATTTGCAGTGGTCTACACCCCAAGGTGGGGCCCTGGACATTTCTATCCCGGTTGGCCGGTTCGATGAGGGACCGGTCAATTTTGATGGTGCGCAGATCATGGAACAGGCACTTAAGGGAATGGCGTTGTGGGACGGTTCCACATCCCCCGTGAGCGTGGTGTACCGGAGCAAGGATGCCACCCCGTAAAGCTGTCACGTTCGCCGATGATGCCGTTCGGGTTGAGGGTTTACGGGATTTCGTTAAAGCGCTGAAAAGGGTTGACGCGCAGTACCCGAAAGCGGTCCGGCAGGCCAACTATGATTTAGCGGCGGAACTTGTGGCGCGTGCTAAATCTGAGGCTGACAGTGTGGGCGGTGTGGCCCGGAAAGCGGCCCGGAGTTTGCGTGCCGCGCGTCAAACGGGCGCGTCCGTAGTTGCTGGTGGCGGTCCCCGCTATCCCTATTTTTGGGGCGCGGAGTTCGGGTCGAAACAGTACCGTCAATTCAAAGCTTGGCGGGGTAATCAGTATCGGGGATGGTCGGGCGGACCAGGCTATTTCCTGCACCCGACGATCCGTAGTGAGTCCGAACAGTTGATTGAAGCGTGGGTGGCGCGGATCGACGCGCTGTCCCGTGAGGCATTCCCAAACTGAGGGGTTGTTGATGGAGCTTAGGTTTGATCCTGACTCGATGGAATTCGGGGACCTTGAGGATTTCGAGGAATATGTGGGTATCCCCTTTGATGAGGCGTTCGCGCCGCGCCCAGTGGTCGACGCTAGCGGGAACCGGGTGTTTGACGCTAAGGGCAGGCCGGAGATGGCGGTCCGGATGTCCGCCAAGGCTCTAACGTGCCTAATGTGGTTGGTGGGGCGGAGGGATGATCCGGGGTTCAGCATTGAGGACGCCCGTCGCACTAAGGTGAGGTCTTTGATTCTTTTTGGCGGTTCGGAGCGTGACCGGGGAAACGGCTAAGGCGGCTACGTGATGTAGCCGCCATCTGCCACTTTTACGGCATGTCACCTGATCAAGTGCGACGTTTGACGCTACTTGAAGTGCAGGCGTTCACGGATTATATGCGCGAATATGGGGAGGCGCAGCATGGCTATGGCTGAGACTAGGCAACTCAGGGTGGTTGTTGCCGGGGACGCTAAAGCGGCCATGTCTGCGCTCAAGTCCATTGGTTCCGGGCTGAATACGGTTGATAAGCGTACCGGTGAGGCAGCCTCGGGAATGGAGCGGTTCGGCAAGCGGGTATCTGCTGCTGCTGAGCATTCCACGTTCGCGCTCGCGGGTTTGGTTGCTGCCGCCGCTGGTTTGGGTGTGGCGTTCGCTGGGGCGCTCAACCTGGACAAGGCACAAGCGAAGTTTTCGGCCCAGTTGGGGCCGGAACAGGCCGCACGGTTGGGTGATGTGGCGGGCCGGCTTTACACCGGTGGTTTCGGGCAGAGCATGGGCGAAAACATGGACGGTATCCGCCGTGTCATGTCGTCTGGTCTGATTCCGGAAGGTGCGGCGGATTCCGATATTGAGCGCATCACCGGTAAAGCGTTGAATTTGGCGGAGGCGTTTGATCAGGATGTGACTCAAGCGGCGCGGGCTGCCGGTCAAATGGTCCGCACCGGGTTGGCGGAAACTGCTGATGAGGCGCTTGATCAGTTGACTCGGGGGTTTGCGGTAAGCGGGGACCACGCCGAGGATCTGCTAGCAACTGTCACCGAATACTCGACTCAGTTCCGGTCATTGGGCATTAACGGCGCAACTGCGATGGGGCTATTGTCTCAGGGGCTAGAGGCGGGTGCCCGTGATGCGGATGTGGTGGCAGACGCGTTCAAGGAATTTGCTGTTCGCGCGGTTGACGGAACGTCGGCTACTGCCGATGGGTTCCGGGCGTTGGGTTTGGATGCGTCCGCGATGGCAGCCCAGATCGGGAGGGGTGGCGACGAGGCCACCCGAGGCTTGGACACCGTTTTGGATCGGCTGCGCGGTATCGAAGATCCGGTGCAACGGTCACAGACGGCTGTCGCCTTGTTCGGCACTAAAGCGGAGGACCTTGGGGACGCGTTGTTTGCGCTTGATCCGTCTGAGGCGGTTGCTGCCATCGGTGATGTTGCCGGGGCGTCCGAGGATTTAGGAAAGGCGCTTCAACAGTCCGCCGGGGCCCAACTGGACCAGTTCCGCCGCAAAATCGAGCTGGCGGTGGTGGAAAAGCTCGCCCAGGCCATCCCTGCCATTGTGGAGTTCGGCAACTGGATGGCCCGGAATCGTGAATGGATTGAGCCCGTTGTGGTCGCGTTGGGTTCGCTGGCGGTGGTTCTCGGCACCATCACGGTTGCGGCGAAAATCTACACGGCGGTGCAGGCAGCCCTGAACATTGTTTTGCTCGCTAACCCGATTGGTTTGGTGGTGGTGGCGCTGGCCGCTCTTGTGGCCGGCTTGGTGTACGCGTGGAAGAACAGTGACACGTTTCGGCGTGTCGTGACGGGGGCGTGGAACGCCGTCAAAAACGCTGTCTCGGCTGTTATTGGTTGGTTCCGTTCGGCGGTACCGGCGGCGTGGTCTGCGGTCGTGAACGCCACCAAGTCGTACTGGAACTTTTGGCGGAATTTGATTTCGTCTGCCGTCAACGGTGCTGTCTCGGTGGTTACGGGGATGCGTTCGCGTGTCCTGGGCGCGCTGTCCGGCGTGGGCGGGTGGCTGCGCGACTCAGGCCGGAAGATCATTCAGGGACTGATTGATGGCATCCGGTCTATGGCAGGCAGGGTTAAGGACGCCGTGGGGGATGTCCTCGGTCAGGCTCGGCGGATGCTGCCGTTCTCCCCAGCCCTTGAGGGCCCGTTCAGCGGCAAGGGCTGGACGCTGCACTCCGGTCGGGCGATCACTGAGGCGTTGGCGGAGGGTGTCACATCACGGCGGCGTGTGCTGACACGAGCTGTGCAGGGGGTCATGGGGTCTGCCCACGAGGCAACCCGGGTGCCGGTCGGCCCGGCCGGCGGTGTCGCTCGCGCCGCGCTGCGGTCCGGCACCAGGACGACAGCAGCACCAACGGTGGTCGTGCACGTAGCCGGGAGCGTCACAGCGGAACGGGATCTGGCCCAGGCGATAGCGCTCACGGTGCGGGACGAAATTGTCCGCACCGGCCGGCGCAACGGAGGTGACACGGGACTATGAGCATGCCGGATGTGCGGGTGGAGATCGGCGCACCAGGTGCGCGGATCACCGACCCGACCACGCGGTGGGTGGATGTGACCGATCGGGTTACCGCTCTGCGGTCAACCCGGGGACGGACCTATGAGCTAGACAAAATTGAGGCTGGTACGGCGCGCATCGAATTCGACAACAGCGTCGGGGATTTTGATCTCAGCGGTTTAACGCCACGGCAACCCATCCGCGTGTACGGGGTCGCGGACGATAATTGGCTACCGGCGTTGAGCGTTAACGCGCCAATCGAAGGTGTAATTCCGGCCCCCCGGTGGCAGCGCTCCACTGATCAGGGTTTGACGTG